TTACCAGTCGGCAATGTCCTTGAAGCGGCTACTGCCACACAGGGTCTGGAGTTCGTCGGTGGTTACACTTCGGTTTGGGGCGAACAAGATGTTCGTGCGGAGAAGATACCCCTTGATGGATGGACGGGTCAACCCCGAACTGTCCATATGGGGGGAATGAACGTGGTCCGTAAGGCCCTCGATTCTTTTCCTTTCCCTAGACCGTATGTGAAATCACCATTCTCTACGGGGAACGTAATCACTGCGCTGGCTCTTTGGAACCAGTTACGTGGGAGACGTTCATAGCCTAATTGGTCGGCAATCCCGCTGGCCAAAACACAAGAAGAAAGCATAGAACATATGCCTCAGCTTGCACCTCTTGTCCTCACGGACAGAAAGGCCACTCCGGTGGCGCACACCTTCTTGCCCAGGACCATCGAAGGTCCGACGGCAACGTTGGTCGAGTCGACGGGTGTTCCCATCGGCGATTCCAGGGTTACGATTTCCCTCGGGAAACCGACCGCCCAGGGCCGGCATAAGCCTGTTCTCAAGCTCACCATTCCGGTGGTCCAGAACCAGAACGTTAACGGAATTATTACTCCCGTTGTCGTCCGTACGGCCTACGCTGAAGTGTCGTTCTCTTTCGACGGCGCTTCGTCCGAAGCGGAGCGAAATGATGTTGTCGGAATGACGCGCGATGCACTTGATAGTGCAAAGACGCTCGTTCACGACACCGTCGTTAAGCTGCAAGGTATCTACTAGTCGTGCGCCGGCTCCTTGTGGAGCTAGCACGCGACGCTCTCCCGCGAATCGTCTCCTTTGTTGGAGACGGTATCGCACTCGCAATCAAATTGCGAGCGGACCGAAAGGCCCGCAAGCTCAGCGATTGTGAGTTCAAGGGGGAGAATGTCGATCCTTGACCTCTTATCGAGATTGACAATCATATGGTGGTGTTACCCGTCATTTGATTTATAAGCAGTCTCCTTGAAGAGGATCCCTGACAAACTTATTAGCATACCGCTAATAGGGTCATCATGGAGAATCCAGATGATAAAGAAACGCCAATCATCTCGCGTCCGTCTGGATGCGAATGAGAAGGTACCCGAGTCATGGACAAACGAATTTATTGATGACGTTCGATCTTTGGGTGATTTAGACGATAAGTCTGCTCACTTACAGAAAGAGCTTCTAGATAAATTCGTGTCGAAGGACACTGACCCTCCTCAAACACGTGCAAGCCGCGCCATTAGAAAATGGTTAGCGGTGGAACGCGAGAATGAGGCTACAAACGTCAGGCTGTTAATAACCCCCGAGGAATATCAAATTCTACCTCGGGTACAGTTTGGCTCCTTTGTTGAAAAGGCCAGAGAGTTCATACAGTCGATCATCGGGGACGTTCCAGATTTTGATGCCTTCACAGGCGGATTCTCTGGAGGTGCGTCAACGAGTAGGCGACGGACTGAAAGCCATCCGGCAAGTAAGTTCCTCGGACGAGCAGACGTCACGGAAGAAGCACTACCATATTGGGAATCCCTTTGGGAGACCTATGATGGGTGGCGCCAATTCGAAGATCAGGTAAGAGTTAACCTGGTCAGTGGTAACGTCATGTTCACTGTGCCAAAGAACAGCGAAATAGATCGGGTTGCTTGTAAGGAACCCGACCTAAATATGTTCATGCAACGTGGACTAGGATTAGAAATCGCACGGAAACTCCGTCGCGTAGGCATTAACCTCAACGATCAAAGTCGGAATCGCTTCTTAGCGAGACTCGGCTCTGAACAAGGGGATCTTGCCACTATCGATCTCAGTTCTGCGTCTGATAGCGTTAGCTATGAACTAGTGAGTCAGCTTATGCCGACGATCTGGTTTGCTTCGTTAAATGCACTCCGTTGTAAGGTAACACTTATCGACGGGGACGAACATCGCAATGAGATGTTCTCATCAATGGGTAATGGATTCACGTTTGAGCTTGAGAGTTTACTCTTTTATGCTCTGGCGAGAACCACCGCCTATTTTCGAGGTGTCTCTGGCGTCATAAGCGTTTATGGGGACGATATCATAGTCCCAACACGTTTAGCACAGGACTTAACGTGGGTTCTAGAATATTTCGGTTTTTCTGTTAATTCGGAGAAATCGTTCTGGACTGGTTCCTTTCGTGAATCTTGTGGCGGCCACTTTGTGAATGGTCGCGACGTAACCCCGTTCTACCTAAGGAAACCGCTTAACACTCTAATCGACGTCATTCACGCAGCAAACTCGCTGCGGAAATGGTCTGAGATTGAGGGTTTTGCGATAAACGAAATCAATGTCTACTCCATATGGAGTAAATGGCGAGATCGTGTACCAAAGGCTTTTTGGGGTGGCCGTGAATATTCCATCAAAACGCAGTTAGTGACTCCGCACCTTCCGAGATCGATTCTTCGACCTAAGAAGGTTAAGGGCACTACCGGCACTGGTGGTTACATTCATTGGTTATGTCTAACCGACAGCCGTAGTTGGCCAGGTGATTTGCAGACGTCTGAAAAGACAGACGAAATCACCCTGTATAGGCCGGCGAAAGCTCCGCGCACGGTGACTTGGCTACCCAGTCTCTTCATTGAAGAGATTGGTGACGCCGAGTAATTACTCTCAATAGAAAGGTTGGTTTATAGCGTCATTCGAGGTCCTGCCACAGAATGGACCTTCCGCAGTTCTGCGGGAGACCGAACCGTGATAGAGGACGCAG